ATATTAGGTGTTGATTGTTTTAAGGATGCTTTAGGGCAATTTATTAAAGAGTTAAAGAAGAAAGCTACTATTCAAAAGATGTTAGATTTTGATAAGAATCTGATAAACAATGAGGATTATATGTCTGGGAAGAAAGAATTTGCATATTGTGGCGGATGTAATAGATTTGTAATTGAAGAGGGATGTACTTGCGGGATGATTCATATAGAAGAAATCGACAAACTATCTGGGTTCGCCTTACATGAAAAACCCGAGGTGGAGAACTAATGGCACTAATAAAATCAATGGTATCTTCAAAAGATAATACATGGGAAACACCATGGAGATTCTTTAACGAATTACATAAAGAATTTGACTTCACATTAGACCCATGTGCACATAAAGATACAGCAAAATGTTATAATTTTTGGACAGAAGAAGATGACGGATTAACAAAAGACTGGAGCAAAGATAATGTATTTATGAATCCACCTTACGGAGGACATACTGGAGATTGGATTAAAAAGGCTTTAGATGAAAGCAGGAAAGGAGCTAAGGTGGTTTGTTTAATCGTTTCAAGTTCTGATAGAAGTTATTGGCATGACTTCATATTTCCTTATGCATCTGAAATAAGATTTATCAGAGGAAGGATTAAATTTGGAGAAGCAAAATCAACAGCACCATTTGCGTCTGCAATAGTAATATTTGATAGAGAGAATGAGGGAAGATGTAAAGTTGTATCTTATGACAAAAGCATAAATAAAAGATGGGGTGAAGAAGATAAATTCAGAAAGGAACTTGATGGTTTACAAGAATGTAGTTGTATGGCTTGTACTCTTTGTGAACATAGAAGTCATTTGGAAGGAAAACTATCAAACTACGCAATTTCGGAGGCAGACGTATAATGAAGCCTTTTAAAATCTTGATGTATGCATCGGCAATGACCGGAGTATCACATTTAGTTTACACTTTTTATAACATAATAACAAATGGGTACATCCATATAGTTGAAAACAATCCATACGTTTTATGGGTTGAATTTTTCCTAATGATTGTGCTATTAATTAATATAATAGTACAAGGCTTAAAAGAGGCGCATACTCCAGATAATGGCTAGGACTTGTCTGAATAGATTAATAGGAAATTGCCCAGAATGCCAAGAAGATTACGATCCAGACCATCATCCAAACAACTTAGACTGCCCAGAATATAGGTCAGTTAATTTTCACACTTATGAGGTAAAAGAATGTCAAGAACAGACTATAGAAAAAATAACAAAATAGGGCTTAGAAACTTCAAGGAAGCATCTGATCTACATGATTGTGTGAAAACTCAATTAGTAAGAATGCTCAGGCGTAAACATAAAGACAATCACAACGTACCAATTTACACAGAGTTCAATCCAGAAAGACCAAACGATGACTATCCGGACATTTGGATGCGAATTAAACAAGACATAATAGTGTATGAAATCCAAGAGACAGTCAGCAAAACATGGTTAAAACAAATTCAAGAAAAGCATTGCGATGTAGACTTAATAATTGTCCCACTCAAAGAAGTATTAGCTAATTGGCGGTTAATCATAGATGAATGGGAGAACCCGATAGATTCTTTAAGAGAAATACTTGAGGTATATGTAGTATGAAATTCAGAATATCATTTAAGACCCCAACAGTTAATACAATGTATGCAACATTCCATGGGCATAGAGTAAAATCAAAAGAAGCCAGAGAGTTATCCAAAGAAGTCGGCTTAATAGTAAAAACAACTCCGTATGAAGTCATAGAAGGAGAGCTAGAAGTCACAATAGATATTTATTCTAATTGGTATAACAAAGATGGGACTATCAAAAAAAGAGATTTAGCAAACTTAGAGAAATTTATAACAGATTCAATCTTTGCTAATTTTGAAGAGATGGATGACAAACAAATTTTTAAAATAACAATGAACAAGCATCAATCAGTTGAAGAATATTCAATAATAAATATAGAGGGATACAATGGAAATAACAATTGAAGGGATAATCTTTCACGATTCAGATAACGTTCAGGTGATCCCAATAATGATAACTCAATCTAAATATTTATTTATTAGAGAGAAATTAGTCTACGAGAGAAGAAAAATTATAGAATACTTCAAAGACTTAAAAGACCAGGGCATAATCAAATCAAATTTCAGGCCAAAGAATAAAAAAATCCAAGATAAGCTAGACAGATTATGCAAAGTTAATCGCAGAGTAAGAGACACAATCCAGAAGATAGACCAGATTTATAAATAAACAAAACATTTAAATACCATTATATATATATTGACTTATGTATAAGCTACGTAATATAGCTTTTCAACAAAATGGTGATTCAATCAAGGGGCTGACTTGTCCTGAAGAGATAGCATCGTTTTTTGAGAACACTAACTTTTTTGTCGTGAGGTCAGGTACTTCTATAGTTTACACATCCGGGACAAAGCAAACAGTTACCAAAAAACAGCTGGAGGTTTATAATTATGAAGATTGCATTGTTAAGTGATTCTCCTACAATTTGTACGGGGTATAGAAATCAAATGGTTCAGATTGTAAGACATTTAAAGTCTCAAGGGCATGAAATAATGTATATGGCAAATGGTTATATGGGTTCAGACATAGAAAAACTTACATTAAAAGGCGGAGAAGAATTTGATTACCCTATTTATGGACACGACCAAACAGACCAATATTTCAATAGGTCAATGAGCCATAGACTTAAAAAATTTAAGGCAGATAGATTTATCATATTACTGGATACTTTTATGTTATTTCCGTGGTTTTTGAATGTTGATACAAGTCCGGCCAAGACATTTTTCTACTTTCCGAGTGATGGTGGCGGTGGAATGCCCAAAGGGTGCGAAGCTATTTTAAGAAAAATAGACCAACCAGTTGCTATGGCAGAATTCGGACAAAAGCAAGTCAAAGATTATTACAACCTAGACGTAAAACATATTCCTCATTGTGTAGACTCAAAGCAATTTTACCCACTAGAGGAGTCTGAAAAACTTGAATCGAAAAAGAAATGGGGACTAACTGACAAGTTTGTTATTGGAGTAGTTGCACGTAATCAGCCAAGAAAGAACTTAGATAGAACAATTAAGTCAATGAGGCTAATTGCAGACAAGATACCAAATGCAGTGCTCTTTTTACATTTAGATCCAAACGACGCAGCTCAACAGGCATGGAAAATAAGCGAGTTAGTAAAAAAGCATAACCTAGAAAACCGAGTAGTTTATTCTGGGATGAATGCGGTCAATGGATTCCCTCAAAGTAAAATGAATGAAGTCTACAATGTGATGGATTGCTTTTTGCTTACCACATCTGGAGAAGGCTTCGGAATACCTATCATTGAGGCAATGAGCTGCCAGATACCTGTCGTCGCAACAGATTATACAACTACACCTGAATTAGTAATAAATAATAAAGCAGGCCTAGGCATCAAGCTATCTGGTGTAGAGACATTAGACTTATTTGCACTCAACTCAAAAGATTATGATAAAAAATCATTCAACGGAACAATGACAGGAAGTTGGGAAGTAGAAAGAGGCTCCTGTGACATAGAAAACTGCGCAGAAGCAGTAGAAATGCTATACAAAAATCCAGCTATGCGAAAAGAAATGGGCGAGAACGGCCGTAAAGCAGTTTTAACTAAATATGATAATCCTATTGTGATGAAGCAATGGGATGCAGTACTTGCATGAACTTTATTATTACAGGTAGCGCTGGTCTAATTGGCAGCAAGTTAAAAGAAAGATTAGACAAGTCAAACAAGTGTATAATGGAAATAGACATGAGGCTAGGAAGTAATGTATTAAGTCTTAATTCAATCAGACTAACCCAGAAAACTCAACACACAGACATATTCTTTCACCTTGCGGCGCATTGTAAAATAAATGAGGGAACACTTAACCCAGAATTGCCACATATAAATAACTGTCAAGGAACATACCAATGCCTAGAGTTCTGTAGAAAGAATAACATCAAGAAATTCGTTTATATGAGTTCAAGTAGAGTATTGAGTAAAGAAGTGAATCCATATACTGCAAGCAAATTATACGGAGAAGCACTTTGCGAGGCATACAAACAATGCTACGGAATAGAATATTTGATTATTAGGCCTAGCACAGTATACGGAGAACATCACGATCTAACTACAAGACTAATAACAAAGTGGGTAATTAACGCAATGACAGGAGACCCGCTTGAGATATACGGAGACGAGAACAAGACCTTAGATTTTACTCATGTAGATGATTTCGTAGAAGGAATAACGTGCTTACTAGACAACTGGGATAAAGCAAAAAATGATTCATACGATATTTGTGGAGATGATTGTAGGAAGTTAGTTGATGTTGCTTGCATAATTGAAGAAAAGTTAGGAAAAGCAATTGATAGAGAGTTCAGTGCGCCAGAGATAGCACAGCCCCAACAGGTAAAAATTAATATAGATAAGTTAAGAAAATTCGGATACGATCCTAAAATAAAAATAGAAGAAGGATTAGATAGGTTGATAGAATTTTATAAAACAGAGGGACAAAAATGGATAAACTAATCGTAGTAATAATGGGTCCAGGTAATGAGAATTTTATACAGATGGCAGTAGATTCTATTAAGGAAGCAGATAAAGTAGTTTATTTCACAAGCATACCCATCGGGTTGACACTGCCAAAAGCCATATCTGGCATAGAGCATCATAATAATGGATGGGATGAATCAGACAAGAACACTAATGGAAAGTCTAGAAATAAATACCTTGAACATTTAAAGGCAAACCATCCAGATGATTGGTGTTTAGTCTTAGACGAAGATGAGGTATGTGAAGACATAAACAAAGTAAAGGAGTTCATCCAGACGGCAGAACCAGGGTTATATTCAGTAAAGATGGAACATTTCATTGGAGATTTAGGTCATTTGGACAACACAAGAAAAGACCATTTTGTACCAAATAGACTATTCAAAATAAGCGAAGCAGATAGTTACCCAGAAGATAGTCATCCTATTTTAACTGGCGGAAAACAAAGCGGAACAATTTGCACGACTATTTGGCATTTGGGTCACTTGCCGGTTGAGTATATGCATTACATAGTTAGACGTGGAAATGAGCATTTAGATAATTCAACTATCCATACCAAGAAATTTCTTACCGATTGGAAGAACGCACACTTATTTGGAACGTATCCAACAAAACAATTCAATGTAACTGAAATACCAAAAGTAATATTGGATAATTTTAAGATAGATTTCGATGAGTTATATTTTGCACCAAGAATGAATATGGAAGCAAAACATTATCAGGATGCAATAGACTGGAAAGACTTCTTTAAATGTAAGAATGCCATCTTGTTTGGCTGTGGATTCGGGCAAAGGGTAAAGGCTTTGAATAGCATTGGGGTAGGCTGTGTCGGAATAGAAAAAAGCACCTATGCAGTTAGAAATTCGTTAGATTTGATATTCCCAGGGAATGTAGAGGATTATCATTCACAAGGACTTTATGGTTTATCTGTGGCTTATGATTTACTCGAACACCTGGAATATAGTAAATTAAATAGTGCAATAGATACTCTGATTAGATATTCTAATAAAGATATTCTAATAAGTGTCCCATTTAAAAATACCCCAAATTGTGATGCTGATCGAACTCATATAATCAAAGAAGATAGAGAATGGTGGATCAAGAAATTTACAGATAAGGGACTAGAGTTAGTTAAGACCCCAGACCATTTCCAGTTTAAAGAACAATTATTAATATTCAAAGGAGGTAAAAAATGAAAGAAGCAATAGCAGATTTATTCGACAGACTATGTATAGCAAACATCAAGATTAGTATACTCGAAGCAGACATTCGACAAGGCAAAGAAGATGAACTAGGACTTGAAGAAGTAGGACGTAGAGCCTTAGAGATTAGAAATATTAACAGAGAAAGAGTAGCATTAAAGAATAATCTAAAAGAAATCTTTGGAGACGGATTCCAAGACATAAAAGTAAAACATGGTAGCGAAGAAAGAAAAGTCAATTAAAAAATTACCAAGATTATTAAATTTAGGTAGTGGTAACCGTCCAGGAGATGCTAAGTTGGGTTGGGTAAATGTAGATATAGATAAGGAGTGCAATCCAGATGAAGTAAGAAATTTAGATAAGGGATTACCTTTTGATACAAACTCAGCAGATTATGTTAGGGCAAGTCATGTAATTGAACATGTAGATGATGTATTCTTTTTTATGTATGAAATATGGAGAGTAAGTAAACACGGCGGAATAGTAGAAATAATAGCACCAAACCATGCTCATTTAATGTCCATTTATCCAAACCATAAAAGATTTATCAGGCCACAATATTTTGACATGTGGGCTCCAAACGGTGGAGAAATAAACGCAGTTATGAATTATGAACAAGAAACATTCGGAGCGATGTTTATTAGTTTGTCTGAAGAGATTGTAGAAAATAGTGGAGCAATAAGATTTGTTCTGAAAGTAATTAAAAACGGAGCAGACCAATGATAAAGGAGTGGACCCAAAAATATAATCCTTTTAATAGCTGGAAGAATCTCGTGCATAGTGATCACTACTGGGCAATTTTGAATAGAAAGGTATTACCACCAATCAATATAAACTTTGATATGACTAATATTTGTAATTATAATTGTAGGTTTTGTATGTTTGCAAACCGTAAACGTACCGATAAGACTGGAGAGAAGTTTAGAAATAACGAGAAGCTTCCAGACAAATATATATTAAGCTTACCAAAACTATGGAAGAAATGGGGTGTTAAAGCGACTTGCATAGGCGGTGGTGGAGACCCTACTTGTCATCCAGTGTGTCGTGATATGTTATTAGAGTGTAAAAAACAAGGATTAGACATAGGATTTGTAACTAATGGGTTTCTATGCAATAATGAAAGTTGGTGGCATACTATTTGTGAGACTTGTAAGTTCGTAGGATTTAGTATAGATGCCGGAAACAAAAAAGATTATGCAAAAGTTAAGGGTGTAAAAGAAGGTCAGTTTGATGTAGTGATAAATAATTTAAAACGAATAGCCGATATAAAAAAATCATCTGATAGCAAAGTAAATATTGGATTCAAGTTCTTAATAGACGATTATAACTATAAATCAATCTATCAAGCAATTAAACTAGCCAGCGAAATAGGATGTAATACTATTCAAATAAGGCCAGCTATCAGCCCAACTCAAGTAAAGTTATTCAAAGAGCATGGGAAGATGATTTGGAATCAAGTAGAACGAGGAAGAAAGTTTGAGCGAGACGATTTCAAAGTGATGGGAGTACAACATAAGTTCAATTCAGATATGAGTAAAAAACACAACTTCAAAAAGTGTAGGGCAAGTATGTTAACTACTACTTGGTGCGCAGACGGGAAAGTCTATATGTGTACGGACACTAGAGGAAACCCATGGGCTTACTTATCTGACCATTATCCTAATCCAAAGAAATTTATAAAGTATTGGGGGTCTAAAGACCATTGGAACAAAGTAGATAAAATAAGATTGAAGAAATGTGATAGATGCACACTTTGTTCTCAAAATGAGTTTTTTGAGCATATATTTATGGATGATAAGATGGAGATGAATTTAATATGAGAAGAGTATATAAATATGGAACCGGACAAGATATACCTTCTGGGAAATATCTATGCACAGTTGTCGAGCCAGGAAATCCAAGATTTGTCTGGCACTATTATGAGGTGTATGTTGAAGAATGAATCCGAAAGTAGCAATTATTTTACCAGTATTGGACGCAATGCCACACCTAAAAGAAATGATTAAACACTTGTATGAATCTACCAGTTTCCCATTTAAGTTAATTATTATAGATGGATATAGTGATGATGGAACTTGGGAATATTGTTTAAACCTTTTAGATAGACATGAAAACATAGAATTATATCAAATTCCCAGAAAAGGATTAGTCAATGCTATTAACTTTGGAATAAAAAAAGCAGGTAATATGGATATTTATTTGACTCAGGCAGATGTAATACATTTTAAATTATATGGAAAAGATTGGTTGATGAATATGCATGATAATGCACAAAAAAAAGATATTGGGATAGTGATAGGAATAAATGGGGGAGGTATTTCTGGACCAGAATTTTTAGAAGGCCAAAAATGGGCAGGTACGTGGAATACTTATATTCCGAAAAGAACTATTGAAAAAATTGGATTGTTTGATGAACAGTTTAGCGGGGGAGATGACATAGATTATTCATATAGAATAGATAATGCAGGATTAAAAGGAGTCATGTGTAATTTTTGGGTTCAACATCATCAATTAACAGATAGGAATTTAACACACAAATCAGATCATCTAAAAAAAATGGGTAAATTATTTAAGAAAAAATGGGGAATAAAGTAGTTTTAATAAATCCTCCAAGCCCATTTCTAATAAATGAAAGAGTATTCCCAAACGTTGGAATGGTCAGAGTAGCAACCGCCTTAGACAAAGAGAATGATGTATCATTTTTAGACTTTGCAGGAACTGACATAGAGTCAGCAGAAAATACAATGAGAAGACTTTCCAATAGTTTTGATTATTATTTATTTGGAGGTACCTCACCACAATTTAAACATACCCACAGATTATTCAATACATTAAAAGAGTCCAATCCTAATGTGAAAACAGTAATAGGTGGTCCACACGCAAGCGCAATGAGCTCATTAAAAAGAAAAGGCATAGAAGATCCAAACATTAAGACATTAGATGGATATGATACAGTATTCGAGGGGGAAGGAGAGTCAACAGAAAATATATTTAAGCCAGGATGGCAAAAAGGTGAATTAGTAAAGAAACTGGATGATGTAAAAATGCCAGACGAAAAGTTCATAGACAGAGATACTTATCATTATAATTTATTAGGCAAAGATACCACAAGTGTTCAAACTCAGAGAGGTTGTCCGTTTACTTGTAACTTTTGCTGCGGACGTGATATTGAGATGTATAACAAAATCAGACAACATTCCCCAGAAAGAGTTGTCGAAGAAATGGACAGACTAAACGAACAATACGGGTATGAAAGCTTTATGTGGTACGATGATGAGATAAATGTTAATCCCGGTAGATTAGAAGAATTATGCGATAGGTTAAGCAAGCGCCCATATCAGCACAGAGGATTTATCAGAAGCGATATTCTTTCAAAACATCCAGAACAAGCCGGGTTACTCAAAAAAGCAGGATTCGTTAAGTTGTGTACAGGTGTAGAAAGCGGTTCAGATAGAATGTTAAAAGCTCTTGGAAAGGGAGTGACAGTTGAACAGAACTATGCTGCAAGAAAATTAATCCAAGAAGCTGGAATCCATTATGAAGCATTTACTATGATGGGATTACCAGGAGAAACAAAACAAGATGTAGAAGAGACAGTAGACTGGTTAAAAAAAGCCAGACCAGATGATTTTGACATAGGACTAGTTACGCCATATCCTGGAAGCAAGATGTACGATGAGGCAGTTGGATCAGATAAATTCAAAGGGTATGACTGGGAATTCAATGGGCTCTATTTCAATAAGCCAGACTTTTCAAGGGAAGACTCATTTTATAAAGGTTTAAAAGCGCAAAGTGCATCATTTACTCGTACAGATTCTATGCCAGAAAAGTACATCCACGCTAAAAGAGACAAAATTCAAAAGATGGTGATTAAATGAAGATTGATATAATGTGTTGTACGAAAGATAGACCTTCTGAAGTAGGATTATTACTTCAAAGTCTAAGAACGCAGAGCCACCAAGACTGGGATATTTTTATTTATGATGATAGGTCGGGCGCACCACTTATATCACATCATTTTATTAGATGTCTAATTAACCTACTTAAACAAGAAAACCACAGGGTATTCATTATGCGTGAAGAACAAACAAGATACGGTGTAACAAAGTTAAGACAAATGTTGGTAGATAAAATAATGAAGGTAGGAGAAGGTGAAGCAATTTTAAGGTTAGATGACGATAATATACTTGAACCAGATTACATAGAAAAATTAGTAGAGACTTTAGACGCAGGATATGACATAGCAAGTGGATTAGTCCCAGTAGCGTTCCAACCAACCCCAAGAAGAGAAACGAAGTTTGTCAAACCTTTCATAGCAGACATTAAATTAAAAAAAGACGGAACAATAGATAAATTCGGGGATGATTGCGGATGGCTTTATATTGAGAAAGAAATAATCCCAAGCCCACATTTCAGGTCAATGGCACTTATCAGAAAGACAGTACATGAGAAAGTAAAATATGAGAGTAATATAGGATTCTGTTCATTTCGTGAGGAAGAGTTCTTCAGCTTTAAAGCAATTACTGCAGGATTTAAAATAGGAGTACATACTGGAGCTATTGCTTATCATCTTATGACAAATTCAGGTGGAGAAAGAACCCCAGAGTATCAAAATAACCTAGACTTCAATCATGGATTACTTAATGATTTTACAAAGAAACTATCAGAAGAAAATGGTGATTTCGTGTCAAAATACAAGGAGCAGTTCAAATGATTAATGTAATTGGAAACATACTTGGAACCTCGGGTTACTCTTCGCATACAAGGGGACTAGTAAATGAATTAAACAAATTAACAGAGTGTAAGCTTATTAGTGCAATCCCTCAAGGTTTTGAAACTCAGATAAATGACCAAGAGTTAGAAATGGTTAAACGAGAACAAGGTTTTGATATTAATTTGATTATAACACATCCACTTCACTGGCGAGCTAATTTAAGTGCAAAATATCAAATGGTTTATCTCGTATGGGAAGGCGACAGAATACCTAAGTGGATAGCAGAAGAATGCTTAAATCCTAGGATTGAGAAGATAATTTGTCCAAGCGAGCACACTTTCCAGGCAGCAGTAAGCTCAGGAGTACACCCAAAAAAATTAATAATGATACCACACGGATACAACAAAGAAGATTATTATCCAATAGAACAAAAAAGGGAAGTTAAACCATTTACTTTTCTAGCAAACAAAGGATTAAGAAACCTAGAAGACCGTGGAGGACTCCAATACTTAATCAAAGCATATCTAGAAGTATTCAAATTAGAAGATAATACAAGGTTAGTTTTAAAGATTAATCCAGCATACGGAATACCAGACTTCTTAAAATTATTCCCAGAACTAGAAGGAAGGACAGATGTAGTATTTCACACAGGGGAACTAACAACAAAGCAACTCAATGAATTATACAATAGTTGTGATGTCTTTGTAAGTCCAACAAGAGCAGAGGCATTCAATATTCCATGCCTAGAAGCTTTGGCCTGCGGCAAGCCGGTGATAAGCACAACATTCGGCGGGCAAACAGACTTCATAAAAGAGAACAATAACGGATGGCTAATAGACGGAGAACTGACTGAGGTAAAACACGAGCTAGAATACGAGGGGATCAGTTGGTTAACTCCAAATATGGAGGACCTCAAGAAGACGCTAAGGATGTGTTACGATAATCAAAACCTAGTGGAGAAAATCTCTAAAAATTGCGCTAAGTCAATCGAGCACTTAACTTGGGGAAATACGGCGAGGCAAATACATAAGCTGGTTAATACCAACATTTAAATACTTATTTAAATACTTAATCACATGGGAATGAGAGTAAATCCAAGAGAGCGTATAACTCAGAAAAGTGTGAGTATAAAACAAAGACAGAGAGAGTTCTTAGACGAAATGGAAAAAGAAAAATCACCATTCAATGTTAATGATTTATTACAAGCAAAGTTAGACGAGCAGATAGAATTAATTAAACCAGAGTACCTAGAAAGATGAAAAGGAAACTAACAAAGGAAGAACAAAAGGCTTGTCGAATGGGAATCAACGGCCGAAAGAAAACAATCGCAGAATTAGAAAAAGAATTAAACTACTTCAACGAGTTCAACGCATTCAACAGCAAATGGGCAAAGTATCTCGAAGACAAAGAGAGTAGAGCAAAAGAACGAAAGAAAGTAGTTATAGAAGCCACACTTAAACAATTAGTCCAGGACATTGAAGATGAAAAGAAATATATGTCAATCGAGCAGTCTCAGTTAAAATTCGGTGTAGAAATCAAGAAAGCACCAATTGGAGTAAACTAATATGAATAAGAAAAGTTTTGTATTGATATACGTTGATATTGAGAGGAAGGATTTAAATTGGATTAATAAATTTTGGCTTAGATTATTTAACTTTATATTACCAAACACTATAATAAAAATAAAATTAACTAACTAAATAGGAGGATAAAAAAATGGAGATAACAAGACCAATGAGTAAAGCAGAATTGAGCAGATTAACTGTAGATGGAGTAAAAGGCGTAAACCTAAATAAGTCAAGAAGAGATCTAACTGCACATGAAAAGTTTGAAATAGAACTAAAAAAACAAGAAGCAGACGCAACACTAAAAGGACTACCTTTTGCAAGACACGTAGCAAGAGATGATTTCAAGACAACTATAAAAGTTCAAATAGACGCACAGCTAAGAGAATTTGGTTCAATAGAGTACCCAGAGAAAATCAAATTACCAGAAATAGACTGGAGCAAGTACACAGACATGAAAAACTTTGAACTAATCACACAAAAAGTAGTACCAGATTCTAATTTATCTAAGTTAAACCCAGGACTTAACGTATTAATTGATACCAAAAAATACAAGTTCAAAGGTTATGCACAGACTTACACAATGATGGAATCAGGCCCAAGCGCCATAACTCGAGCAGTAAAAACAAGAGCACTTTTAGATAAGTCAATTAGTAAAGAAATAGATACCAAAAAGAAGTAATTTTTTTTCATTATTGCACTCACCCAGAGTAGTGCCTGGGACTCATACTCATGGAAAGAGAAGAATTTTATTGGGAAGAAGAAGATATAAGACCGGATTTAAATGAAATAGAAGAGTTTGAAGAATAAATAGGTAGTTTATAATCAACTAAACAAACTAAGCCATGGCAAACAAAACAGAATACAAAGAGGCAATAGAAGCAAGTAATGGAACACGAGTAGATGTAGCTGTAAGACTAGGAATAACAAGAGGCGCAGTAACACTTTACTTAGGAAAGAATCAAGATATGGCAGACTTATTAGAACTAAAACGATTAAGCAATATAGATTTAGCAGAATCAGAGTTATTTAAACAATTAAACTTCAGTGCAGGGGATAACGCAGCAAGCGCAGCAAACATAAGGCAAAAAGCAAGTCAATTCCTTTTAACAAGATTAGGAAAAAATAAAGGATGGGTAGAAAAAACAGAACAAGAAGTAGAACACAAAGGAGTAGAACAGTTAAAGGTAATAATTGAAAGAGTTGAACCAGATGTTGAAAATGTGAAGGAGGTGTTAAATAATGGGTAAGTGGAAAGAGTGGGAAACAATAACTACTATAAAAGTTGATAGAAAAGTATTATATAAATTGAATAAATTAAGAAAATCTAGGCGTGAGTCTTGGAGTGACATATTAGCTAGAAGTTTAATGATAAATAATAGTTTATGGAAGTATATTTTGTATAAATTTAGAAATAAGTCAAAGTAAGAAAATGGTGATTTACAGAAAATTTACAGACGAGGAGTTTTTAGAACTTTATAATTATGGATTGGGAGATTTAAAAATTTCTATAAAGTTAGATGTAGCACAAAATGCCGTATGGTCAAGAAGAACCAAATTGGGATTAATTGCTAATTATTTAAGAAAGGATGGAGAACCAAATTTAACAAAAAATACACTTTTAGATAGATATAAAGAAAGTAATAAAAGAAAAAGTGATAGACGTAGGTGGAAGATGGAGAATAGACCAGGGTTTAAAAAAGAATATATGGAAAAATGTTATAAATGGCAGAAAGAAAATCCAGAAAAATGGGAGATAATAAAAAAGAAAGGGAAAATTACATTTAATTTAAAAAATCCAAATTATTATTTCAATTATCATAGAAATCTAAATAATAAATGTTCAAAATGTGACAAAATTATAGATAATAGGTCAATTTATTGCAAATCTTGTTCTAATCGGGAACGTTATAAAGATAAACATGGAAGTAAGACTCAAACTTAGTTTAAAGCAAGACGAAGCGTTCACTATTCTACAAGACAAAGTAACAACCGAACTCTTTTTCGGTGGCGGGGCTGGAGGCGGTAAATCTTATTTAGGTTGTATATGGTTAGTATTCAGTTGTCTTGCTTATCCTGGAACAAGGTGGCTAATGGGTAGGGCAAGATTAAAAAGTCTTAAGGAGTCCACGTTTCTGTCGTTTCTAGCGGTACTCAAGGATTGGGGTCTAAAGAAAGACACAGATTGGAGATACAACGCAATGGAAGGGGTAGTCCACTTCACAAATGGAAGCTCAGTTTATCTTAAGGACCTTTTCTTATATCCTACTGACCCAGAGTTCGATTCACTAGGTAGCACAGAATTCACAGGTGCCTTCATGGATGAAGTGAGTGAGATAACAGAGAAAGCTAAAATGATTGTAATGAGTCGTTTAAGGTTCAAATTGGATGAATATAACCTAGTACCTAAACTACTTATGGCATCCAATCCGGCAAAGAATTGGGCATATAAGTCATTTTGGAGACCATGGACAGAAGATAAGTTAGAACCATATAGAATGTTTATACCAGCCCTAGTAGGCGACAACCCTTTTATGAGTAAGTATTATATTGAGAATCTACACAAGCTAGACAAGAACTCAAAAGAAAGGTTATTATTTGGTAATTGGAATTACTCTGATGATCCAAGTAAGTTATTCGAGTACGATAAAATACTGGACATCTTTACTAATGACTTGCTTATCCCGACTCATTGTGATAACTTCATAAGCTGTGATGTGGCTAGGTTTGGAAACGATAACACAGTAGCAATGGTATGGAGAGATTGGACTATCGTTAAAATAGTCAGTCTGCCAAAGAGTTCAATCAAAGAAGTAGTTGATTTACTAAATGATTTAGCCAGAGAACATCAAGTACCACACAGCAATATCGTAATAGATGAGGATGGAGTAGGCGGCGGAGTAGTAGACTATATGGAAAACTGTAAAGGCTTTGTTAATAACTCAAGCCCAGTAGAGACAGACTATACCAAACAAATACATAATTATCGTAACTTAAAGACTCAATGTTATTTTAAATTAGCAGAAAAAGTTAAGTTAGGACAGATTGCTTGCCCTGAAGTTCCACTTGAAATCAAGGAGGGTATTATAGCGGACTTGGAACAAATCTCTCAAAAGAATATAGACAGAGACGGGAAAATAGAATTGATTGGCAAGGACGAAATAAAGGAGAAGTTGGGGAGAAGCCCAGATTATTCAGATGCTATGATGATGCGGTGCGTATTCGATTTGAATGATTATTACTCGCCGCATATAGCTTAGGAAACAAATATATATAAAATAACTCAATATACTTAAACTATTTTTTATTAACTTATTTATGGATTTGAAGTCTAAAAAGAAAGGAGAGGTATCTTGCTATCTAGCAGTTACCGAAATAGAGTACGCAAATAGACAGAATATTCTAAGTGAAGCATTTAAAGGAGAATCCGAAGACACCAACGTGATGTTTCCAAAGGGGCTAGGCGCACAACATCCATTCGATTTCGAGCAAGTAGACAAGATAACAAACAATGTAGGAATAGCAAATGCAATTGTAGATAAGATTGTAGATAATATAATTGGAGATTTTACAATTAAAGTTAAAGATGAAAACTCTCAAGCAATCTTAGACGGATTTATAGACGACACAAATTTCAAGAGTAAGTTAAGGCCATGGATTAAAGAAGCAGTAAGCAAAGGTAATGGTTTCATGGAATTAGATTTAGAAGATATGAAGAATACTGAAAAGTTAAGAGTTTTGAATGCTAACAATATGTACGTCAGACGAACCAAAAAAGGAAAAGTTCTAGGTTACAATCAATATAGGGGCAAGTTAAAAATGTTTTCTCCTAAGACTAAACCAATACCATTTACTCCGAAGCAGATAGCACATTTAACAATAAATAAAACTCCAGGTGATCCATACGGGGTAGGATTTATTTGGCCCAATAGAGCCACAATAGAAAATTATGCAGGCAGTGAGTTAGATAGATGTAAGTTATTAAGTCGAAAGGCAGGAGCACCAATTCATGTAAAACTAGGAGTGCCTGGTCAAAAAATCAAGGCAGCAGACTTAGACCAATTTAAAACAGATTTACAATTCATGAACAACTCTACTGAGTGGGTAACAGACGCAAATGTAGAAATGAATTTAATTGATTTTGCTGGAGTAGCAGATAATCTAACAAAGGCAGCCGAGCATGACTTAGAGCAATTAGCATTAGGTATGAATTTACCTATGAGTATTCTAGGTATATCAAATAACCCAGAGGGAATGGCAAAGACCAACGACAAGGGTTGGTTAAGATTTACCCACTCACTTAGAACAATGATTGAGGAAATAATAGAAGACCAAATACTAAGGCCAGTATTACGAAACAATTCCCCTAAATTAGACGGCCAAGTAGAATTTATATGGGAATTGCCAGGTGAAGAAGAAAAAACAATCAGACTAACAACAATAAAAGATGCACTAGGCCTTTTTGATATTTCTCCAGAACTAAGAGCAGCTCTTGAAATAGAATACGCTGAAGTAATGGAATTAGATGTAGTGGACAAATTACCAACCCCAGAAGATGCTCGTAAAAAAGTAGACCAAGAAGAACAAGAATTAAAAAAGCAAGTAGATTTAGCAAGAAAAAATGAGGAGAATATAAAACAACCACAAGTTCCAGGGTCAGTTCCTCATGCTAATCAAAAAACTATTAGTTTACTTTCAGAAAAGTATAAATCTAAAATATATTTAGGAGAGTTAGTAAAATGACGAAAGGAGTTTATATAAGAACAAAACCAGCGTGGAATAAAGGAACTAAGGGTATTTGTAAGCCAAATAAGACTAGTTTTAAGAAAGGACAGGAGCAGATTTATGATTCTACCGGTGTTATTTTAACACAAAAACACAAGAATAAAATATCTAAAGCATTAAAAAAGAAGTGTAAAAATGGATATATGCCAAAGAATGTTGGATTAAAGGGAGAATTAAATACAAGTTGGAAAGGTGGAACCTCTTTTTTACCCTATAGCCCAGAATTTAATAATCAAATGAAACTATTTATTAAAGAAAGAGATGACTATTTATGCCAAGTATGTTTTAAAAAAGGAAAATGTGTCCATCATATAGATTATGATAAGTTGAATAGTAGCCCAAATAATTTAATTTTATTATGTCAGTCATGTCATAGTAAGACTAATTTCAATAGAGATAAATGGATGAGGTTTTTTACAAAATGAAATTAAAATGTGGTAATTGTAGACAGGTTGGAGAATTAATAGAATTTAATGAATTACATAATTCATTATATAGGTGTATGTATTGTGACAGTCTTAATTTTGTTCCAGGCGCAAAGAAAACAGCCAAGCAATCAGCTGAAACAAAGATAAGAGAAAATAAGATTAAGTTAGTAAGCAAGTGTAAACCAACCTTAACAGATGCAGAGAAAGGAAACATGAAAGTATCCCAATATGTAAATGTTAAAGAGTTAGCCGGTTTTAATTACTCAGATTATCTAGTAAAGATACTGCAAAATTTAAGGGTGGATAAGTTTGAAGAACTATTAGCTACTACTGAATTTCAAGTAGCAGAAGGAATGCTGCCACAACGAGATGTAAACAAATTAAGAATTATCCTTAAGGACGGATTCCGTAAGAACAAAACAATAACTCAAATAGAAAAAGATATAGACCGTTCGATCAGCCTCAAAGATAGAGTGAAATTTAATGAAGATGGTACCAAAAAAGTAACACTTTCTGCAAGCAAGAGACCAATCAACATAGCACGAACCGAGACAGTAAGATTAGCAAACCAAGGACTTAGAGACTTATACGCAGAAAACAAAATTAAATCTTATAGATGGCTAACTGCACTAGATGAGAGAACTTGTCCTATCTGTGAAGGATTAGACGGTCAAGTATTCGAGACTCTTGACGGCGAAACAGGATTAAATCTTCCTCCAGCTCACAGCCAGTGCAGATGCAGTATAGTCGGGTTGGTGGACTAATGCAAATAACAGAAGATAATATACCTATGTGTGCGAAGTGTAAAAAGAATAAAGCTATTTGTTATATGAATCAGCTGTGGGTTTGTGGTCAATGTATCCATGAATTTACTCAAAATCAAATTAAATTAAAACAGAAAGCATTTTTAGAAGGATAATGGCAATTTATTTAGATCCAGTCACCAAGCAAAGGATTTCTTATCAACCAGGTTGTGGAGACTTACAATACGCCGTAAGTAATGGGTCGGCAGTTAGCACCCAAGTAATCCCTAAGATAGGCTTAAGCGCAGCAGACCAAATGAACTTAGGGCGTTCAAATGGCTTTCAAGGGACGATTCCAGGACTAATGGGCCAGAAGGAATATGATACAGGGATAACTGGAGAAAACATCCAAACAACCACCCGGCATAAAGTATATAGGAGGGTTGAAGTATAATGGGAGAAATAGAAATCCCCCGTAAGAAAGAGTTTAGACTTAAGATGGATAATGAGACTTTTGAAACTCCCAGAGTAATGGGGAAACTAAATGGAGTTATAATTGATTCAAAGGAAACTGTATCTATAACGATCACTAGTTCACTTGGCTATTTAATATTTCATAATTCGATGCATAAAGGAGTAGTCTACTATGCTCCAAGAGCTGTACTTCAAGGGGCACAAGCAAACCTAATAGTACAAGACCAATTCGATAAGTTTGTCCTAGATGAGTCGCTAGATATTCGAGTAAGTGGCCCAAATAACGCTGAAACTACGATTACTTTGCGAATTGACTGATTGCATTTAATATATATTAATTTTCTCAATAAATATAAACAACTTTTTTCTTAAATAGATAGGTTATTTACATGGCAGACAAAAAAGAAGGAATAATGTTAGAATACTTTGTACCAATTCAGTCTAGTGCAGAATTAGATGGAGATTTCACAATTAACGGAATCGCTATTAACGAAACAACTACATCAAATGGGCACAAGTTTATTGGCGAAGAGTTAAGCAAAGCAGCGAACACTTTAATTGGAGTACCATTACTTAAGGATCATAATAATTCTGTAGATTCAATAGTTGGTAGAGTAAATGTAGCACACTGGGACGAATCATTAAGAAACATTCCTTTTAGCGCAGTAGTCAAAGATACCAAGATGAAACAATTAATCAGAGATAAATTACTAAGCACAGTGAGTGTTGGTGCTCATGTTAAACCGGAAGACATCGAAGAAACAGACGATGGAGACATTATCCCACATAATATAGATTTCAAAGAATTAAGTCTAGTTGCAGTTCCAGCAGATGGCGGAGCAACCTTTAGTACGGCCCTTAATAGTGCGTACAAATCACATTCAAGTAAAATTGAAAATTCAACAAAAGATGAAAGGAGGTTTAATATGACAGAAGAAGAAAAGAAAACTGAATCTACGGAATCTGAAGAAGAGACTAAAGAAGAACCTAAAGTTGAGACAGAACCAGAAGTTAGTGACGAAGAAAAAGCTATCGACGAAAAAATTGCAAAATTAAGAATCGCAGCTAAGAAAAAAGCACTAGCTGTTATGGAAGCTGATGCTGATGAGGCTGAAGAAGCAAAAGATGAGGCAAAAGAAGAAGTAAAACCTGAGGAAAAAGAGGCTGAAGAGACTAAAGAAGTTGAAGACGAAGAGGAAGAAGAGGAAGTTAAAGAAAAAGGAGATTATGTCTTTACACAAGGACATGGTTCAATTGGAATTCAGAGAAAGTCATACGTTTATGCATAATGACAACAGCATTAGTATTAAGTAATCCTTTAGGCGCACAAGCTATCATGGATGGTGGAGTCCCTAGAACTATTACAGCAAAAGCATTAGAGGTAGTTTCTGGAGGTCAATGGGTAACGTTTTCTGGTACAGCTTTAGTAGTATCTGGAGCAGAGTCTTTCCAATCAGCTGATTTGACAGCATTTGGAGCTATTGATGACGCTCTTTGTAATGGTCTTGCGATTAATAACGCAGGTTCAGACGAGTGGGTAACTGTAGCAACAAGAGGAGCATATTTATGTTCAGCAGGAGGAATTGTATCTGGTGGTGCTTTGGTAGCTCATAACGAATCTGGATGTGTACAGAATCACAGAGGAACTAATAGTGGTACAAGTATTTTATTGGATACACCAGTAGGAAGAGCTTTGACGACATCAGCATCTGGGACAGCACTTTATTCTCTTATTAATTTAAACTTGTAAAATGGCAATGAATAAATTAAACGAGTATATAACAAGGGCCGATGGAACAGCAGGACAGAGTCTTATTCCGCAACTAATTTTACCACAGGTAATTGAAGAAGCAGAAAAGAATTTGATTCCTAGAGATATGGCAGCATTTGTAATAGGACCGTCTGAGTTTAAAGGTAGTACAATGTACTTAGACTTAGAATCGCCTAACACAATGGATGTTCGAGAAGTTAGTGAAGGAGCAGAAGTACCTTTAGATAATATAAGTTTCGATAGTGTTAGTTTTACACCAGTTAAATATGGTGTAGCAATTAGAATCACTAGAGAAATGATGGAAGACTCACAAGTAGAATTACTTAATAGAAACATTAAAACAGCAGGAAAACGATTTGCTGAAAATGAGACTAACTTAGTTCTAGGACAGTTGGATGATGCAAACGCAACCACAGCAGGTGGCGATGCAGTAACAATTGCAAATATTGTGGAATCTATCTATGATGTACGAGCAGAAGATTACAGGCCTACTGACTATCTTTTAGGAGAAGAACAGTATTCAGATTTAATGAATATTGATACTTTCGTAGAAGCTGACAAAGCAGGTAACACTGGATTTATGAGTACTGGACGAGTTGGAACAATTTTTGGATTGAGTGTATCTACATTCAGTGCAAACGCTGGAACAAACGCAGTAGCAACATCAGGTTACATCTTTGACAGAACCCAGGCTTACGCAATTGCAATCGCAAGAGACATCAGTATGGAGAGTTTAACAATGCCTACCTATGATATGGAAGGTGCAGTTTTAACTCAAAGAATTGACGTTGAGAACTTAAGAACAAAAGCAATCTCTAAGATTACAACCTCGTAAGGTTAGTTAAGTAATAATAACAACGCAGTTTAGGGAAATCTGCTGAAATCAAAAACCCCAAGCCGTAAGGCATAATCAGTAAAACTGAAAGGAGGATAAAAAAATCGCAATAGTAACAAACAACATGAC